GAAGATACATTTGTGGCATCGACTAGACCTTGTGTGCTAACACGAACCCAATGAAATTCATATCCGTCTTGTGGCGTAGGTGATGGTAACGTCTCTGGACGCTGCCAAGCTCGCTTTCGGACAGTTTTTTCACGAGTAGTGTGTTCACGATCTAATTTGTTCTCAGCCATTTTGTCTCCTCTCTTCAAGTGCAGCCTGTTTGGCGTATTCTTCTAATGGGACTCCAAGCCTATTGGCAAGAGCCACTTGTGTTTGCGTTAATTTCACCTTTTTAGGTGCTGTGCTCCGCGTAGCGGGTGCAACCACGTTAGATTGTCGCTTCGGTTTCTCAACTTCCGGTTCTTCCTGAAAATAATCAGGAAATGTCGTTCGCATACGAGAATCAATAGTCTCATAGTAATCGTCACTTCGTGGATCAACTCCTTGTTTTAAGAGTTTAGTATGCAACCCGTACGCATATCCACGCATCTCATCGTCTGATTCAAACCAAGGATTAGCTTTCGCCCATTCTTCGGCCTTCACATCACGTTCGACATTCGGCGTGCGGGTGTCGTATTCGTCTTGTTGTACAGGAGTTTCATCTTCCTGTAAAGACGGTATTTCAAAATTATCTAGCTTGTCTGCTCTTAGTTTAACAGTAGTTAATTTCTCTTGAGCTTCAACGAGAGCGTTTGTATCCCCAGCTTCGTGTGCATTGGCATACTCTTGCTTCGCTTGCTCTAGTTCTACCGTTGTACTCTTTTTAGCTTGCTCTAACAACGCACTTTGATTTTTAGTGACGCTGCCCTTTAACTCTTTGTTTTCATCAACAAGTCGTTGAGTGTAACGTTCTAGCTCTTCTCTTTCACGTTGAGCTGATTCTTTAGCGCGGCGTTCATCATGGTAGCCTTTACTAAAGTGCTTTATACGGTTACGTACTTTTTCAGAATACTCTTCTAATTCTTCATCAGTAACTTCGGCTGGAGGATCTGAAGGTTTACGGTTCCGGTCTGCCTTCGGGGTGTCGTTGACAACCTCGATATCAACCTCTTCCTCAACTACTTCTTCCTTTGCTTCTGGCTCTGGTGGTTTACCAGAAATGTCTACCTCAATAGCCCCTGAGTCTTCTATCTCTATATCTGTACTCACGGACTCCTCTTGTTCATCTGGGAAAGAAAATTCTACTTTTTGAAATGGCATTTGTTACCTCCTATGCTCTTTGTACGCCACGAGGGTCATCTACTACTGCCTCTATGGAGTCATCATTCATTAAACGGTATTCCTGCCCATTCACGGTAAACCTTGTACCTGTATTAGCGCGAAACATAACATAGTCACCTTGTTTACACCACGGCCCAGAAGGAAATCTTTCCTTATCTCCGTAAGCCTCATTCCCCATGTCTAACACTATCCCTATAATGGACATAATGTACTCATGGTGTTTAGTCGTATTTGCTTTTATCAGGTCTGAACCATCAAAAGTATCATCGATATTAGGGAGTGCTACTAACACTCTGTAACCTACAGGTTTAGGAAGTTGTTCATCAAATTCCTGTTGCAGTGCTTCCACTGATTTTGCTGCTTTAGCCATCGTCATCATCCAAGTAATTACGCGAGAGGTCTTCTATGTAACTTAGACAGGTTTCGAGACCCCGAATCAAACCTGCTACTTCCGAGTACTGAGAGTAGTCTTTAGCTCCTCCACTACCCAGAAATTCTAATGCAGAGGACTTATCCTCCTCGATTTTATCTTTAAGAACATCAAATACGGTTTTTGCCATACTTATTCTGTACCTTTTCTACTTTCGTTTATTGCTTTAAGTCTATCTAAATCAGATTTCGCATTATCCCTACGTCGATCAGCCGCCATTTTTACGCCTGATTTCTTAGCATCGATAACTAACTCTTCCCGATCTAACTTAAGTTGTTCCATATCTACTGCGGTATCTGCCTGATCCTTCTTAGTCTTTCTTTCAAGCTCCGCTGCTTTAAGCTGTATATCTGCTTGATCCTTCTGCGCTTTACGTTGCGCTTCCTGACCTTTGAGCTGTAGTTCAGCTTGCTGCATCTGCATCATAGGATCTTGTGCTTGCTGCTGCGCTTGTTTCTGAGCAGCCTCTTGTTGATGTGCTTGCGTAAGCTGTTGACCTGCATCAGCCACCAACCTTGCCAGATTGACCTCCATATCCTCCGGCATCTCTTCATTAGGCGGTGGTAACGGTGCGCCAAGTTTCTCTTCTATCTGCTTGCGATACCTAAACCCAAGATGTTCTGCCATATGCGCTTGTAGTGAGGCCATAATCTGCTGCGCTTGTGGGTTCTGCCCAATAGTCTGGGCAATCATAGGATCTTGCATAAACGATTGGTGGGTAGCAATGTGAGCATCGTGGTCTTGGTAGATAAACGCCTTCATTGGTTTACCAATCAACGCATCCATATTCTCACTAACAGGATCTGTCGGCTTGGCATCATCCTCCGTTGGTACTAATTTGTCTGCATTCTTAACCCCTAACACTTCTATCATCTGCCTATGTAGCTGTGGTAGGTCATATATCTGGGGTGCAGATTGAGACATTTGTAGGACAGCCTGATACTGAACCACCCGTTGCGCCATCGTTGAGCTGTTTGGATCACTAACAGGTATGACATCTACCAGCGCATAATCAGCTTGCCGTGCGCTAATTTCCCCTCGTACCGGCTCATACCCGTACTCTGCGGGCGCATACTCCTCTATAATCGCTTTAAGCAATTTAAACTCTTGCTTCATCGCGTAGTGGACGCGTGCCTGTACTGCTGCCATAGGCTTGAGGGTGCGTTCTAACAGGGCTAGAGTCGTACCTACAGGTGCATTAGCCGACATATCAGAGATATTCATGTCACTAATTGCCCCTAACCGTCTACCTTCTGTAGTAATCTGGTTAAGGAGAGCTAGTAACGTCTGACTTGGCTCTTTATAGGGAAGTGGCATGATGTTGTCACGAATACTTCCTGACGGGACATCTACGTCTTTAAACTCTCCCGGCTCTATCGGGGTATCGTCCCCTTTGATCCGTAGGCCACGGGCTTTCAAACCACCCGGAAGATTAGATAGTGTCCCTGCATCCACCAACTGCCGTATAAGAGACGTACCCGCTTTCGCGTACCCCCCTATTATATGTATCAACCCTAACCCGTAGAATCCAAAGCCGGGGACATAAACATAATGTACGAAATGCTGGCGTTTTAAAGTAAGTTGGTCGTCAGGATTCCAATTTCTACGGATGCCTAATACTTCACCTGAACCTTTCTCTATCGTAACAACGTAAGGCTTTGCAATTTCATCTTCAGAGTCATCCAACCCTTCAATAATTAAATCTGCATGGATTTCGTAAACTGCAAACCGATTGTCATCAGTTAAAGAGAATCCGCCTTCTTCAGCTTTAGCTTTCTCTATGTCAGTATGAAACGGCTGCGGATCACCTAAATCAAAATCACGGTAGAACCCACTACCCTGTAGTTTCTTAAGATCGTTTTTAGTCTTACGCATAACGTGGGTGACACGCTCTGCGGTTTCAATGTTCGACGCTCCGTAAGGAATTATTACATCCTCCGCAGGGATGTAGACAGCGACCTGTCTTCCTAAGTTCGGATCAAAATATACTTTCTTAAACGCCGACCCTGCTAGACCAAGGCTATACAGTAGACGCTCGTGTTCAGGACGATACTCCACCATGCGCTCAGTTAGCTCATAGTTCATATCCGCCTTGACTCTTAACGAAGCATCTTCCTTGTCCTTCGTTTCTTCCCCAAGAATTTTAGTTCGTACTGGCCCTGCTGCTGGAAAGGTCTCACTCATAGTCTCCGCTTGGAAACGTATGGCTGCTTCTGCTAAGACCGTAGAGTAAACTCCACAAGCCCCTTCCCACGGTTCTGTTCTTTCTTCGTACTTAAACCCAAGTACATCTAGTCCTTTAACAAACGTATCCGCCCAATCTTTGCGGCTATCTATATCTGCGTCTACTGAACCAAGAATCTCCTGAGACAACTCATTTAAGTCACTTTCATCCAGCACATCAGCTAGATTCATATCGAAGGACATCTCTCCTTCCATATCTGCGCCGGGAACTAATGTAATCTCAACACTACCGTCATCCAACGTCACCATCTCATGATTAACGATTTCAATCTCTAACCCCTGTTCTCCTTCTTCAGATAGCAGTTCGCCTTCCATTCCTTGGGGAGCTGCATATAATCCTTTTTCAATCGCCATAATTTAACCTTCTGCTTTTTGCTTGGCTTTAAATTTTTTCGCTATAGCCGCATATCTATCTGGATCGTCAGTATCGTAAAGTTGACCTAATGCTTTCTTTCGTTCTTTGTCTACCGGAGTAATGCCAGAACCGTAATTAGTTAAGTAGTACCTACCATCATCGGTTATTCCCAAAATACGTTTTCCTTTTGGCCCCGGCCCTTCTTTTCTAACGCTCCTACCTGCCGAATAATATTTCCGCATTAGTAATACCCGCCTTTACGTTGTTTAAAGTAACGTATCTCTTCCGGTTCATCACTTGGCAAACGGATAAAGCCTCCTTGCCTAAAACGCATTAATGCCATCACCGTGGAGTCAACCAAGTCATCATGGCTCATAAACGGAAATCCTGCAATCTCTTCTACTACCTCTTCAGCCCATCGAGTTGAGGGTACCCACACCAATTC